TGTTTGTTGATGAGTTCTGCTACAACTCTTTTATCATGAACTATATTTTCAGAACTGAGAATATGTTCGCATCTTTCCATGAACTTAGATGCTATCTCTGGTTTTTCATCCTTACCAAGAACAAAATCAACAACCGCACATCGGGAATGTATCGGTTCAATAATACGATTTTTGTAATTACAAGTGAAGATGAAGGAACAATTATCAGCGAACTTCTCGATGAATCCTCTCATTGCTGGTTGAACAGAATCGGGATTTGAGTAGTCTGCTTCATCGATGATAACAACTTTTCTTGAACTACCAGATAAAGATATGGTAGAACAAAATTGTGTCATTTTAGTTCTGAGAGTATCAATCATTCTACCCTCATCAGAACCATTGATGATTATATAATCGGAGTTGGTTTCTTCACATAACGCTCTGGCAACAGTTGTCTTACCAACTCCTGCAGAACCAGATAATAATAGATTAGGAACTTTTCCGTCTTTAGTCAAATCAGATAGTGTTCCCTTGATACTATCCGATAGAATACATTCTGAGATTGTAGGAGGTCTGTATCTCTCAACCCACAATAATGAATCTTGTGCCATAATATTTTACTTTCATAATATAAGTTATAATCAAATTACTCATCATAAGATGAGTTAGCTTCAAGAGCAATCCAGTAGTTTAGAGTATCGGATTGACGTTTAAAGTGAGATATTCGTTTGGAAGAAAGTCGAACATCATATGTACCTTCCATCAATTTATTGAGATTTTCCAGTTTGAATATCATACGGAAAGTCTTGTCAGTTGAACCAACAACAGTCGAAAAAGAATCTGATGTAGAATTTACAGTATCAGATACAAGTATACGAATTTCACTTCCATCACCTTGTATAACAACTTCTGGTAATCCAAGAGTGTTAGCAGCATTGATGGTCTTTTTGAAAATCTCTTCAGACAACTCAAAAGAAACTTCTGCATCTGGAAAGTCTATTTCTTTCTCAGGTGGAGTTTGGAACATCGAACTACTACCACAATAATGATATGTCGATTCGTGGTTACCATCTTTTATTGATACACTACTATCCGAAAAAACCAACTCAGGGTCTTTGAATAGAGAAAGAGTTCCAAGAAAACGATTCAGTTCATAGATAGGAAACGTCTTAGGGAAATCTTCATTGATCTCAACAGAGGCCAGTATTGTGTTTAGAGGGGAAACAGTTCGGAGAGTGCTACCCTCACGAAACTCTAAACTTTGATTGATGTTAGCATAGTTCTTGAGGAACGATACTGTATTTTCACTTAACTTCATTGTGTTCTCCTTGAGATTCACGGTTGTAATGATTATCATGTAAGTATAACATAATAATAACATAATGAGCGACTTTTGTCAAGTCGTTTCTATTAAATCCACCCTTCTTACCATAACGTTGAGCGTATTTAATGATGTTACCAATACAGAACCCTTCTCCGTGTCCTGCGTCAGCAATAAATTCTGTTGATTGTATTTTGTTTTGAGAGTAATGTGAAATGTAGGTCTTATCTATTGCATCCCAAATTTCACTCAAATATTTACCTTCATCAAAAACATAATCAACTGGAAGTCTTTCTTTAATTTTTTCTATTTTTTTTCTTAGGTTTTCCATTATTTCTTTTTCTTTTGTCGTGTTGACTAACTTTCGCGTTATCATTTCCATGTGATGCAAATTCTAGATTTGCTAGACTTGACATCGAACCAGTAAAAACATATGAACCCATATGTCCCAATTCCATCCACGGACATAAGAAAATTTGATATCCAATCTTTCGTGCAAATTGACAAAAGAAATAATCTTCTGAAAGATAACGGTCACTTCCACCAGCCACTTCACCAAGATATGCTTCGGAGTCGATTACAGTATCAAAGTAAGCGTGAATATTTCTATCGCCCTTGAAGTGTTCAGAACGATTGTGATCTGGTTTGTAACTAAACTGAGGGAACGCTTCTTTGAAATCTAGGAACACTTGTTTCTTAATCATCATAAATCCAGTTCCAATTTCTAATGTATCAACTGGTTCGGATATTTGTATCTTGTGTGTATTTTCTACTGGATTAAAAACATAGTCTCCTGTATATTTTTCCAACACATTTGGGTCTTCATCCGCTAATCCAGAATCGACAGCATTACGAACCTTTTCCCAAGCGATACATTTTTTAGGATAAGGGCCACCGACAATATCTTTGTCTAAAGCAGCAAGTGTCAATACATCATTTGGATCGAAATGTATATCAGCATCGATAAACATCAAATGAGTGTAATGACTTCTCATAAACTCATCGACTAGATAGTTCCTTGCTCTTGGAATAAGAGATTCGTTGAACAGATAGAAGAACTTTAAATCCATTCCATACTTTGTTGCTACAGTAGCAAGATCAGCACATGCTTTAGAATACATTCCAGAACACATTCCACCATACATCGGTGTACAGACCATTATTTTATTTTCTCGCAATTCCTCGACAGGTAATTTAACTTCCATAATTCTCCATTATAATTTTCACTAGATATGACAAAAGGGTATCACTCAAAAGAGCAACACCCTGTATTATATATTATGAGTAATCTTCAACTTCTTCGATTACTGGTTTAACTTCTTCGGGTTCTTCCAAAGTAACAGTTTCATCCAACTTGGAATACAAATCCATGAAAGTGTCTTTGGTTTGGTCATCGAAACGAGCAACACACATTGAGATTGCTTTCATTCTATCTTTGAAGATTGAGAAAGCATTTACAATATGAACCAATCTACGAGTAGAGATAATTTCATCAACTCCACCGTCATAGAAAGTTTTACGAATCAAATCCGCCCAATCAACCAGTTTGACAGCATACTCTTCATCGAGACAACCAAGATTTGACATCAGTTTTTTGATGATGTTTTTCTCAACCGATATGGTAGGATATTCTTGTTCCAGAGTAATAGGAAACCTCTCAAGAAATGCTTCGTTGAGAATGTTGGTTCCGATAAATCTTCCATCTTCTGAACCCTTACCCTTAGTATTGGCAGTCGCCATAACTGTGAAACCAGATTTCGGACGGACAATTCTACCTTCTTTTTTGATAAGAAGTGGATTACCTTCTAGAACAGGTTGAAGACACATAATTTTGTTTGAAGCCAAATCGACTTCATCCAAAAGAAGAGTAGCTCCACGTTCCATAGCCATTACGACTGGCCCGTCTTGCCAAACCGTTCTACCATCGATTAGAGCGTAGTGACCAATCAAATCATCTTCATCAGTTTCAATGGTGATGTTTACTCGGAAAAGTTCTTTCTTCAATTCAGAGTGAACTTGTTCAATCATCATTGTTTTACCATTACCAGACAAACCAGTAATAAAGACAGGATAAAAACTCCCAGCTTTTTTAATGATTTTCACATCATTATAATGACCAAACTTTACATATCCGTTGACTTTTTCGGGAACATAAGATTCGGTGTTTTTGGGAAACTCAATAACGTTTGAAACCATTTCTGGTGTTTCTTTTTTTTCTGGTTTAGCAAAAGCTACTATGCTTTTTGAACTAGACTTGGTTGGGATAGTTGAAACTTCGATATCTAAATTTCCATCCAGATTAGGAAGTCTATACATACCCCGATTAACCGTAAAGGGAGAACGTGTAAACCAACTTGGTAAACCCAAATTGTGATCACTGGTTACATCCTGAACTTGTTTCTTAGAAATGACAGCTTCTTCTCCGTAAAGAGATTGAGCACATTTCACAAATTTTATTTTTGATGGGGATAGTTTAATTTTCTTCATAACAAAATCTCTCAAGAGAGGGTTCACATAATATGAGAAAAGTCATCTCTTCTCACTTCCATACTTATATTATAACAAGACATCAACTCTTTGTCAAGTCTTTTCTCCACATCAAGCAACTTTTTTGATAAAAGCGTTGAGAAGAACACGATTCTGTAACTTACCACTTGTGTTCTTTTTCAATGCTCTACGGATTACCGCTTTAGTCGCACCGACTTCAACTTTATCCATGTGGTCAACACCATCAATCTGAAGACTTTTGGTATTGATAATGTAAAGTTCATCGTAAGATGTTTCTGTTTCAATCAAAAACTTTTCTTTACGAAACTTTGTAACTTCTTCATCAGTTGGATATCGTTCCATAATCCAACCAATATCACTAGCGGTTCTTCTAGTGGAACTAGAAGTCAGGAAAAATCCAAGAAGATTTATTCCCAATTGTTCTTTGAGAGCCAAGAGATAGATAGAAGTTGTATCCATTTGTTTACCATTTTTTCTTGTAGGATAAACTCTTGTTCTAGTTTTGACATCATCAATATGTAAACTTCTTTTACTTACACTTTTTGTAAGATTTTCAGAGGTGAGATAATCCATATGTCTGTTACTCTGACCATCAGAAAGAAATACGACATTGACGATTTGAGCTTTTGTCTTGGTCTTAAACTCTTCCACGATTGTCTTAGCACAAACAATTGTTGAGTCTAATGGTGTTCCACCCAAAGAAAAATTGTCTGGTGCTCCATAATAAGGATGATCTCTCCAACCATAATAATTTGCAAACGTATCGGAAACCAACAATATATTTCTGTATGCTTCAGTCAATTCTCGGTTTTTCATTTTAGAGTTGAACAATGACATCAATCGTAAATGTTGATTGATTATCAAATCATTCGTTTTGTAGTTTGCTGTTCTCTTTCTAGCAGGGGTTTCATAATATTTAAAATTATCTCTCATGAAACCATAACTGTTACTGTTTTCAGTATGATCTCTGTAATGGTCAGTAAAAGCATAAACTTCAAATGGTATCTGAACTTTAGAACAGAACATAGTCAAGTTTATCAACTGTTCAATTGTTTCTTTCATGTAACCATTCATCGAACCAGACCAATCTATGAACATCACCATACCATGATTTTTACCTTCTGGTAAAGAAGTAATCTGACGGAAAAGATTTTCACTATATTTGTAAGCGTGAATCTTATTCATGTCGAGTGTACCTTTTTTAGAAGAATATGCTCTACGATGAATGTCAGCAGCTTTCTTCATTTCAAATTCTTTGACCATGTAACTAATCATTTTACCACTGTTCTTTTTGAACGTTTTCAACAATTCGTTTCCAGCATCTATTGCACCTTCGCGGTCATTGTAATAATCAGTCAGTTCTTTATGAATAACTTTATGGTCAATAACAATTGCTTCTGTATTAATTTTTGGAAATGTCAAATAGTTAGGAATAGTTACTTCATCACTCATATCTGACATTTCTTCTTCTCTCTCACGAAAGTTATCATCAGTCAAAGAAGAAGGTTCTTCTGGAATACCATTATCCATTCCGTCACTATGAGTTCCACCTTCAAAATTATCTAACTCTTTTGAGGGTTTACCATCTTTGGATTTATTTTCAGATGACTTGTTAGAAGTTTTGTCTGACCTATCAGAATCTTCTTCGTTTTCTTCATCAGATTCATCTTTTATGTCTGACATTTCTCCAGATTCATCTTCGTAATCATCTTCGTATTCTTCCCATTCATCTTCATCATCTTCATTTTCATCGAAATCACCGTAACTATTATCAGTTTCAGATTCGTTTTCTTTACACCACTCATAAAGAGCATCGGTAACTTCAACGACATTTTCCCATGTTTCAGTTCTTTCAACTTTTTCAACCCACTCCTTCTCTTCATCAGTAAACTCAATCGAATACTGAGTTCCAGCTTTAGTGTAAAGATTGATACGGTCAATCAAAC